GTCGAGGATGGTAGGCCAGTAACCTCAGGTTCCTTCCTCACGGTCGAAGAATGGATCAAACGATTCGATCACCCGGACTCGCTCCTGTTCCGCAAGGATCGGCTCGAAGGAGTCTTCATCCGAATCAATCCGTTCAAGCCCCAGCTCTACAGCGGATCCGACAACGATGTCAGCGCGTACCGCCATGTCCTGGTAGAGTTCGACAACATCCCCAAGCCCGAACAGGAACAACGGCTTCGCTCCTGCGGTCTCCCCATCACCGCCCTCATCGATTCCGG